TTGTTCCGCTGCCACTCCAAGCCAATCCATACCATTTAGAATAGCAGTAGCCGTAGCTGCCGCTTTTTCTTTCCTAGCCAGAACTGCATCAGTCCACTCTTCAGCATCTATACGATACTCCAGAAGACTATCAACACGAACGACTGAGACAAATGTATTAGTACCAACTTCAAGAGGCATGAGTATCTCCTAGCTTACTGGTGAAACACCGGAAGGATACCCAGAGTGAGAGCAGAAGCAGTCTTACGCTCCCAAGTACCAGTCACATCGGCCAACGCATCGGTAAGGCCAGTAACAGCGGTTGGAGTACCACTTTCAACACCATACATATATTCAGCATCAGACGGGAACTTCTCTTCATCACCGACCCAGTTATAACCAGCCGGATGATAGATATTGCCCCAACGATACCAGATTTCAGTCTTACCGCCACCCTTAAAGGCAGAAGCATCCCGATCAATTTCGACCGGAGTATCAATACTCAAGGCATTCATCGAAATAGCACCCGGAAGTACAATAAAGGTTGTAAGGTCACCTACAAGATCTACACCTGCTCCAGTATTCAGCTTCGTAAGCTGAGCAGAGGAAAGGCTCTGCATTGCGCGTGTAGGGATGAGACGGAACTTACCTTCGAAGATAGTGTTAAATTCAACATTACCATCTGTGACACGATCCGAATCAACCAGATTTGCAGCACGCAAAGATGCCATAACACGCGGCGATGCCATCAAGTAAGCATATTCAGGTTCATAATCCTTGAATGCCATACCCATCGCATCTAAGAAGCCTGTAGCACGCTGTGCGCCGATATTAGCGGTACTAGCAGCGCTGATAACACCTTCAGCACCTAGATCGACATAAAAGCCGTAACGTGAGTCTGTAGGGTCATTCTCGAATGTCTGACCACCGAGACCAGCTTGACCGGAACCGGCAGCAGCACCGTTAATGACTTCAGAAATGGTAACACCCTTACAAACAGCAAGGACGCTATTGTGCTCATCTCTGTTACGAGTCTCGCCAAAGTCACGAGTGATCTTCTTAAATTTATCTTCCTGTGTGATTACACTCTGAAGATTAACTTTTTCAGAACCATGCGTACGGGCTGTCTTGATATAGCGTAAGAAAGCCGAGCTGATATCTGTAGTTACACCATCGGTAGAGTCTGTCAAAGAGCCTACGTTAATAGTGGGGTTCAAAGGCTGATGCCACCGCATCTGACCCATATAGGTTTCAGTATCGGTATTCACATCAGGGTTAGAGCTTACAATACCAGTGCTTGAGATCTTTCGAGCGTTGGTATAAGCTTCGTCAGAGTACTGACCAAGTACAGACTGCAGTACAAACTGGTCAGCCCCTGCAAGGTTATCAATTGCGGACATTTAGAAATTCCTTTTCAAGATTTTTGCTGATTAGGTAATTTGCCCTGCCTGGCCGCATCGAAGGCTTCTTTCAACGGTCTGTTGAGGAAGTCTTTATCAGTGTTAGAGCCAAGAGGACTTTCTTTAAGCGTGCCTTGGCCTGTACCACCCGACGTAGGTTGCTTGAATAAGAATTTATTATTCTCATCTTTCACAAAAGTATCAACGTAATCTTTAATCGAAGCACCGTCTTTGGCTACCCATTCACCATTGTCATTCCTAACAAGGCTCTTTGTAATCTCTTGAACAGCCATGTCTCTTGCACGATCTCCTCGGAAGTCCTGAGAAGATAAGAGAGCATTTACTTGGTTATCACGCGTAAGCTCAGTATTTTTACCTCTAAGGGCAGTTAATTCAGCAGTGAGATCTTCAATCTGTTTCTCCATTGCTTCCTTATGTTTACCCTCATTCTTGAGGCTTTCAATCTCAGCTTCACGTGCCTTCTCATCACGTTTTGCAAGCTCAACTTTAAGATCCTTGTTTTTCGAATCAAGAGCATTGAGCTTGTCTTTGATATCTTTTAGCGCTTCATCTACACGCGCATTGACATCTTCTTTTGTAAATTTAGCATCCTCATTCCCCTCAGGGGTTTTCGGAGTAGCAGGCTTTTCTTCAGGCTTATCGCCTTCGTTGTCTTTCTCTAGGCTATCTTTTTCTTCAGCCATATTGTCCTCTGAGTACAACTCAATAAAAGGGGTTGTAAAGGTACAACCTTTACAAGTAAAGTAAAATAACACGTATAATAACGTGGGTTAATTAAACAGCTATCCTACACCGTACCAGTAGTAATTTCCATCAAATTCGTCAGAAACTTCTTCTAAAACATCATCAACAGTTAGAATATCCTCTTTAGTTAAAGTCTTTCCTGCAACTTTTGATCTACCAGCTATTGGAATTAAGCCAAGCTCAATTGCTTCATTTCTATATTGATGGTAAACATTATTAGGAAGCCCTCGCCTCTTCATCTCTTTCAACGTTTCTTCAATAACATTTATCTCCATGGTCTCCGCGTAAATCTTTTTAAGAGCACGTCGAGCTTCAAGCATATCCCCGACATTAGTAAAGAAAGCATCGTGGATGGTTGAAGTAAATTTCTTAGCCTTACGTCCCCATTGATGAAATTTCTTTACAATCACAGCGTCATTGCTGTGGTTACCATTGACCGCATAAGCAGTCTTTGCCTTAGCCAGATCAGCAACCTCACTGATAGTACCACTTTTGTTTATGAACTGTTCCCACCATGTTGCTTCCGTTCTATCAGGGACGTCAAGAATGTTCACAATCCAATTACCATCTTTGTCTCGATATGTGAGCCTTGTTTGGTATTTCTTCGAGAAAGACTGTTCTAACACTTTACCGTCGAAATTAACCCAAGGTGCAGATGTCCACGATTTAGGTAATTTATTTGCTTTAAAAACCTCTATACCGCCAGAGACAGGAATATCAAAAGGTTCTACCTTTAAATATGTTTTACCTGTTCTTCTAGTAGTAGGTGAGTCTGTCCCTAGAAGCAGGTTAGCAAGAGTACCGTTAGGGGTCCACCCGTTGATTTTCTTAAAGAAGGCTTCACTAACAGGTTCACCAGGCTTTAGCCCTAACGCTCTAGTTACTAAAGGAGGAAGTGTATAACGCTTTCCTCTTTCACCTGTTAATTTTATTTTTGCGATTGAGACCCAATCCATTGCTGAATTAGAAGGCTTTGAATTCTCAATAAAAGCATTAGAAAGTCTACCGAGATATTTAGTGAAGTTTTGTAAAATAGGAACTCTCTCAGCGAGATGCCCACTCATTATCTTAGCAATATTATGAAAGTCTTGAGGAGTAACGACTCTTTCATAATTCTTAGTCATCTTTTCAAGAACTTCTCTAGTATCAGGTGATAAGAAATAAAGCTCTTCCATAAGCTCATCACCAGGTGACATACCTTTATCAAAAAGGTCTTTGACTTGTTTTCTTAAGTTCATAAGTTCAGTGTAAGTATCAGGATCAAACTTTTTGTATCTAGCTGCACGTCCTGATATCTGATCTAATACCTTGTCTCTATCAGCAGCCCTGACAACAAGAACATTAGAATCTACATCTAAAATTTTAGCTAATTTTCCTTCGACATTTAATGCGCCTGTTTTCTGTCCCGCTCCATATAGCGTGACCATATTCTGGGCCTTTGCAGCTTTCCGTAAATCTTTTTCTGATAAGCCAAGCCTCTTGTTGATTTCCTTGAAGCGTGGGTCATTAAATGTTTCAGCAGCAATCTCGTCATAGAGTCGTCTCTTTTGATCAGTATTAACTACATTAGAGAGTTCTGCTAATTGTCGATTTCTAGTGGTAAGCGCAATAATCTGAGCACCAGAAGATGAAGCATCTTGTTCAAGCGCCAAAGCAGTACGATACTGATTAAGGGATGAAAGATCGCCTCGATTCTCAATTAAGTAATTATCAATTTTAGCTATCTCAATTGCAAATCTAAAGAATTTAGCTTGTTCTTCCGGATCTATTTCCAGCACTAATCTGTTGGTAAGTATCTCACGAACATCTTGTGGCTTACCATTAAGCATCTTGTTACCGATTTTAACCATCTCAGGGTGATATTTGGCTGCAATCGCTTGTCTACCTTTTATAGTTAAGCTATTGAATTTACCTTCCAAAGTATCACTAAGACCTCCTAAGAAAGCGCCAATCTGATCGTTTAGGTTTTTATACCCATTGATGCCTAAAATACCTTCTTTAGCAGTATTTAAAAATGGCCTAAATGCTTCGCCAGACTGAGGACCAATAAGACCCCTATCGTAGATACGAGCCCTGTGATCAATAAATGGGTGATTAGCAAACGCCTTTCCGTTCCCTCGAAGCCATTCCATTGCTTTGAATCTTTCATAAGTATCTCCTCTAGATGCCATGTAAGTACGATAACCATTCAGATCATCATAATACGCTGCCTTACCTTTATCATCTTTAAAGTAAAGTAAACGCATCATGAAATCATAGAAGTCAGTGTCAATCTTATATTCAGCCTGTGCTGCCCAGTTCAATGCATCTACAAATTCACCGTCTATAAAAGAATCAGGAAAATTACTAAAGCTTCTAGTAGAAGTAATTGGGATACGCGTATCATAATAGATACCGGGAGCTTCTCTGACGAAGTAGGTCTTATATCCTTTTCTAAAGTAAAGTCTTTGTGACTTACTTACAACACCTACTCTTAACCCTACTTCTACTTTTCTTGTAACCTTAGCATACTCTTGTATTCTAGGGTCAACAATTCTGAGAGTATACGCAAAAGTATCATAATAAGGTCCAAAGTAACGACCGCTCAGAGAATTCTTAAGTCTTTGTTTTTGAACACCAAATGTCTCTAATTTAAAGAATTTACTGACGTTCTTGCTTTCAAGTAAGCGCATCCCTAGTGTATACCATTCGCGCTTGCTACCGTTGTAATTTGCAAGGTTATATAAGTCTCTTCCTAGTGAAACTGCAAAGGCATCTCGATCAGGGGAGTCGGCTAATGAAAGCCTGTTAGCAAACTTAAGATAAAATTGCTGCAAATCTCTCTCAGTCATTCTTTTATATAGCTTACGCGGTATTCTTCTATCAAATACATTACGAAGCTCCAAAGCTATTTTAGGGGCAACCCTTGATTCCCACTTGTTCTTGGCTTTAATGTTACTCACTAAGCCATCAGCAAGATCATCTAATTGAGTTGCACCTAGAACAGGGTCTAAGTAGTTGTCAAGTTTTAATCTCTTAAGAGCATCCGACTGAGAACGTAATGCAGTTTCGATGGAATCCGAAACATTCATCACATCAAACTTAATTTGACTGTTCAAAACTGCTTTAAAGTTAATCCAAGGCTCAGGGTTCTTTCGATATCTTGTAAACACGATTCTCAGATTATCGACTATAACTGCTCTTTGGTTAACACCTAGGGTTCCCGCTAACCTCGTATTAATGTCAGTAATAAAATCTTTATCTGCTTGCTTTAGGACATCAGTCTCTTTGACTAATCGAAGATTGTTGTTCAAGACATGTGGTGCAGGCTGGTAGATTCTTGAGTCTTCATAGCGTCGAGTGACAGGGTTAAAGATCATTTGACTTTCTTGAGGAGGACTTTTAAGTACACCTGTTTGTCTGGTCTTTTTACCTTGGATTGTGATACCTCTGTAATTAGTCAGAGAGAGTGTACCACTAAGGTCACCTGCTTGCAATTTATAATACTTTGTAAGGTTAGCTGCTAACTCACTATCACCAAGCAAATCATCTGGAGTACTTGCACCTAAATTCATCTGGTCCAATTCTTCTCTAGCTGAATCAAATTTTCTTTTGACTGTATCAGGTGTATATTTTTGAGCAGTTAATCTAGCAAGATCTCGAATACCTATTGACTGGCCATTAACATTTGTAAATTTATTTACTTCAAACTTACCTGAATTGAAGGTATCAACTGCATTTTGAGAGCCTAAATGTCTTATTTGTACCGGTGTAGGTTGTCTGAAAAGCCACTGACTATAAGTCTCCTTACTTGGGACTAGTCCGTCATAGTACGCTTTTTGTTTCTCAGTTAATCCTGCTAAGTTTCTTTGACGCACATAAGCCAGATTTTCAAGCTTAGTGAGATCATTCCAATGCTTTACAATAGGGACTGTAGTTGAACGACACTGCCAATGCGCAGGAGGAAGAAAGTCTACTTCACCTACATTGTATATCTTACCGTCTCTGTGAATACAAATCTTAGTAGTACGGGTATCTAGTGTGGCTATGTATTGCCATCCTCGTAACGCGTCTTTATTAGCGTCATAGACTTCATGATCTGCTTGAGCGTAAACCGAAGTTGTAGCGGTTGCTACCAATGACAGAGATTGTGCCCTAGACATTTTAGTAGCACGTCCCTTACGGATATCTAGCGCGATCTCTTTAGAGTTTTGTCCTTTTGAGATGCCTCTTCTAATTAGTTGAGAGATACGTTTACGTTCGTTATTCTCAATACCTTTCCAACCATTCTCTAGTGTATTGTTTTTATAAAGGGGTCGCTTAAGGACGAGATCTTCAGATACTCTCCGATTAGGTCTTTGAGTGCGCCAAATGCGGCCTACTTTACTTTCAATATTCTGATAAGCAAAAGAAATCTGATTGCTTGCTAAATCCAACAGACTTTTTTTAGAAACATCTGAAAGACCTTTATACGTTTTACTCAGTTGAATGTCAATAGCACGTTGTAAGCGCTTTCTTGCAGCAGGTGTTAACTCACCTTTTTCTACAAGCTCAGCAAGCTTAACCTGGTGACTATCTAGTATCACTGACACTTTATCGCTAATACGTTTTTCGTATAGCCTTGTCATTGCGGCCCTATCGACTATAGAGTCATAGAGCTCAGTGTTCAGATTAGACATTTAAGTTACCTCATAAGGTATCCACAAAATCGAGATTCGGTTTGGGATTGATAGGATTTGTTTCGTCTTCGACCATCTCTTCTTTACCCTTAGCATCATCATAATCGCCAGGAATAAGGTCATTTTGTTTGACAATAAGGAGCCACAAGGAACGCGGAATATACCCTGCCTCGTACCATTCGGTAACAAGACGTAGCCAATCTGCTCCAAGAGGAATCGGATTGAAGTCGGAAGACAATGTAAAATTAACATCCCCTGGCTCGAGATCTAATTTATATTTCCAGGATATCATTGTAGCGATAATATTCTTAATAGTATCACTAGTCTTAACATTAAGAGAACCTAATTGTGCATTTTGAGACGCATTCCTGATTTCAAGTGCAACACCTGACTGTTCTACTTCAGGAGATAACATCCTAACCCCAAGCTTAGCCATCTCTTCAATATTAGCCGAAATAGCCTTTTCCATGTCATTAAGGGAATCAGTAGGAGTTCTTAAAGTCTCTATTTCATCTTCTTTACCAATTTTAAGCCACGACCCTAACCCTGCATCTACGAGAGCATCGAAGTCCTCATCATTCATATCAGACTTCACAATTGGGGTATAAGTAGCTGCACCGTATAAAAGATGATTACGTCTACTGAGCTTGTTATAGAGGGCTACTTCTTTATTGACAAGTGTTAAGATTATCGGCTTATTAGGCTTCATATCACCATTTAGAGGCCAAACAGGGATATATTGTAGTGCTTCCCCATTTACTCTATAATGAATTACTTCGCCACGTTGCTTAAAGTGCTTCTCAGCATTTTCAGGATCTTTCTCTTTCTTCCTTCCTGCGATTACATTAATGTTTGTCTCTTTATTTTCTCTCTCAAAAACTCTTACTTGATAGTCACCCTTTTTATTTAATTCATGAACCCAAACTGTCTCTACATAGTCAGGATGGAATTCATTTTCACCTTCTTTTTCTATAAGACCTTTTACAATAATTCTTGTAAGAGCCTTTTCGCCACGTTTATTTTTCCCAAATCGCCAATTGATTACTGTTTCAGCGGGCCAAAGGACTGGATAAGGACAAGCAGGAATATCTTCCCCATCCTCCTCGTCGGCTATAGAAGGCATGTCTAAATGTATCCATGTACTGCCTGTCTGTAACTCTTCCCATAATGCTTCATCTAGAAAGGACATGAGCGGTCTACTGTCTTCCGCAAAATCATTCAAGATCCAATTAGCAGCTTCAGGAGGAATCTTATCGCCTAGTTCTAAGGAAGGTGCCTTACGAAGTAACCCACCAACCATCATTTTAGTGAATTCAGACACAATACCCGGAAGTTCAGCTTCACCTTGATACAGTAGATACTGTTCAACCGTCATCTTAGGTGAAAAGGGAAGAAGTAAAGCTTTTAAATTAGGTGCGCTAGTGGCTACATCATATGCCTTAGCTTCCTCTTCACCGCCGCAAACTGCTCTAGTCTTTTTCCAAATAGGATAGACTGATAAGTATTCAGCATTTGGGTCTGAAACTGTTCTTTGTTTGTCTACAGCGTTTTTAGTGACCATTTTAGCCCTTCAAATTCTTGTTGAACTCCGAGATAGTCCCTGTAAAGACGCGTCCAGTTACCATATTTCGGCAATCAAAACGACCATCTTCTGCCTCTACTATGTTCCAATTGGAAGGAACGCGTTCAGCAGGGTCCATTGGAGGACTATGAGCAACCTTCCCTTCAGAGGGATCTGCTACTTTCTTTTCAGGTTCGTTCTCTTTACCAGTTACGTTTACATCCGCTTCAGTCACTTTAGTAGTACTGTTAGGAGTCTTGGGCATGTTTATTCCTTGTTGTGATTTTCATTAAAGTTAGTAAGAACCTAGACCGCCGAGATGGTCTCGGATTTTGAAACTATCACGACGGCCCAGGTCTTTTGAAAAACGCTGACAGGGGTTGTCAGGGAAGCCTCTGCGGTATACTTCGGTAGATCGCGCTATACCCAGTTGCTTGTACACCGCATATATACGCGTTACCATATCCCGCATCTACATAAAACTTCCAAAAGGTCTCAGTAATATAATTGCCTTCAAAGTCTATTACGTCTTCTTGAACAATTAAAGATGCTTTGCTGAGATAGACAGAAAGATCATTAAGATAAAACGCTTTAGCAATTTTATTAGGAAATACCTCAAAGTCAGTTTTACCTTGATAAAATTCTTTTGTTATACCATACGCTACCCGATAGTGGTCATTGATGTGTATATTTATAAACCTAATAGCTAGGTCGTCTTTGCCGTTTATATCAGCTATATCATAATCACCATCAACCTTAATGTTCTCGTTATCTTGTACATCTTTGCACCAAGAAGGCGCTGGTATAGCGTTTAGAAGATTTTTAAGAGTATATAAAGGTGTAATAGAATCACGCGAAGTATACTGTAATCGTAACACTGCAAATTCTAATTGAGTTTCTCTTAATGCTTTTCTCAAACTTTCTAATTTAGAGTTATTCTCAACTATTATGGCTCGCGTCTCTCTTTCGTTTTCTACTTTAATTTTCAGTATTTGTTCAGCATGTCTAGAATTTGCTTGAATTGCATCTAGGTATAGCTTTTGAGTTAACCCTGCCCAACCTATCAAGGCTGTAATCACTAAGCCTATACTAGCTTTAAATAGGTTGGTGAAGACAGGATGCGTAGTCCAATAAGTTTCATTTGAACTAGATTCGTCTTCTTTGTTTGACATAATCGTTTCCTTATGTTTATAAGAAACGAGATGCTATAAAGGCCCTTTACCCCCATCTCACAAATAAGCTCTATTGTATTTAGTAGGCTCTCGCCTTTACGTATATTTAAATTCAGAGGGGCTTATTTTTTACTAGTCCACCTACTGCCTTCTTAATTTTATAAAATTATTGCTCTACAAATACCCTGAAGACCTACTATCAGAAAAGGATTAGCGCTTGCTGATAGTGGTATAGGGGTTAATGCACAAAAAATTTCCTCTTGTACTAATTTTTCCTTACCGGTCAAATCACCTGGAAAAGTTATGGGAGGATGTAACGCAATGTATAACGCAAAAAATGTATTTACTATCATCTGAAGCGAACCCATATTTTTAATGCTACGTTATAAATAAGCGTCCAAATACCCATAAAGACAAAAGGCCTCCATGGGTGCAATTTGAGTGTTCTCTTGTCTTGCCCTAAGTCTAAAATGATAGATATGAAGACAAGAAAAACATATGCTCCAATTACATTTGAAATAGTCATATTGTTTCCTTAAAGTTTACGAATACACTCAATTTCATTTCCTTCATCAATTGAGAAGAACAAACGACCTTCCCTAGATGTCACACTGACATTTCTGGTGTCAGCGACATAAGGCTTTGTTGCGTGTAAGAAAGATCCTCCTTTATAAGTAATTAGTTGACCTTGCTTAGTTCCGTCTGAAAATTGCATCAGCTGCCATTCGACATTACTCAAATTGCTTTTATTGTCTGCTGTCTTAGTAAATTCTGACTCTTCCTCAGCATTTTGAATACTAGCATATCCAATATACCCATACATTGTTTTGCCATAGTCAAAGATAGAAATAGCAGGAGCTACACCTATAGCGTTTGCTGCTTCCCAAAGGCCAGTGTACTCATTAAATAAGAGACTACCTTTTTTAGGCTCTAATTTATACATTTCTAAGCTCATTCGACCTTCGGCTTCAGTTACAAATTGAAACAATAGCTTATTAGCATCTAGTCTAGTAACTTGGCAATCACCTACCTTAGTTACGCCGGTAAACGTTATGCTGTACATCTCCATCTTAATATTATTCCCAGCAATTCTTCCAGTCATTACAAAGAGTTTTTGTTCTCCTTGTTCGCTGTAAGTATAAAAGCTGCCATAAACATGGCCTTCATCGTTAATCATGATACTAATACCCTGACCTTGAAAGGTAGGACAGTAGTACATTCCAGAAGCTTCTTTGACGAATACTATATTAGTATAAGGTGTGTGAAAAAGAGGCGGACGAAGAATGGGAGGGACAAAATCAGCCATAGTCACATGTTGAATTTCTACTTCACAGAAACCGTCTGTAATTTCTTTCAATGTAACAAAATGATCTCCTACACGAACACGACCGTCTGATTTAAGGATCTCAAGAGGCTCTCGTTTAGGTGTTTTGTTAATGTAACTAGAAAACGCTGATGCAGTACTTCGAATTGTTCTAGCGAAAATAGAAAACTTATTACCAATACGTTCTTTACCGTACCATTGATGATATCTGAGGCTTGTCTTTAGGCCTTTATCACTCACTAAGATAATTTCTTGGCTGTGTGGTCCACACTCTCTAGTGTCGTTTTCTACTGGATATAAGAATAAATGTCCAGCAGCTTTACGAATAGTTGAAATAGCGCTTTTAGGGACTATCCTATCCGACTCAAATTTACACTCTACGTAACTGCTTGCGATCTCAGACATACGTCTTCCTGTTAATATGTTGTAAGTATTTCGGATTGACACTTTCTTTTGAAATCTTAGATTACCAGCGCCAACCTGCCTCAAGTGTCATCTGTGTACCACTTAAACGGTTGGCTCTGAAGTCAAACTGCCAACGTTCGACGGTTGCACCGAGTGTGAAAGATGGCATTAAGAGAACTTCACCATACACTTGAATCACTGATGTTTTGTTAGGAGTACTGTCTGGTGAAAAGTACCGCAAGCCTAACTCATTAACGCGTGTCTGTCGTCCAATACCGATACCGGGAGAGAATCCAAATTTCTTCCATATAGATGTATTCGGGAATCGGGTCTCATAACCACCATATTCACCACCGGCTTCAATAAAGTAGTTGTCGAAGAACTTTCTACCCATTAAAATATACTGATATCGTTCACCACTACCGGTAATCTTTGCATGCTTAAGGAAAGTAGCTTGACTGTCTACTCCCCAACTTCCCCAACGAGCGTCCACGTCTATCTGGAGGCCGCTTCCCCAGTCATCATAGCCAAGACCACTGGAAGAGATAGCGACAGCGTCGATACCAATATCTGCTGCTGCTGTATTATATACAAATAAAAGAAGAACTAAATATCTCATGGAGTGTACTCCGAAGCTAGGATTATTGGTTCCCAGTAGCGATCAAAAGTAGCATCACGACCGGGTTCTTGAGTGTTACCTGCTGGTATTACTGCTAATAGGCTCATGTGTTCACCGTCACGGTCCAGCCGCGTCCTTCAAGGTTAGATTTAGCCGATAGCCCGGTGGCTGAGGGCGCTGCGTTTGTGCCGCCGCCCAGGTTCACGGTTCCATTGCTCTCGCCAGCGGTGTCGAGCGATGTCAGCACTCGATCAACCGCGGCCTCTATCAGAGCGTTGCCATCCAGTCGCAGATCCGTCAGTCCGGGCGGTGTGGCAGTCCCC